CCGAGCGCAACCGCCCCATCCGGCGCGGAGAGATCATCGGGCCGCCGGGCTTCGAAGCGCTCTCGAAGGGCGTCGTGCAGGGCGGCAAATTCGAGGGCAAGTTCGTGGACGACCTGATTTTCACGAAGTGGCTTCTCGACGAGTGCCGCCGGTTGGATACCAAGAGCGCCAAGGTCAAAGCGCCATCGAAGGATTTGGAGGATGCGGTCGAGAAGGCTCTGACCGCGACCGGCACGGCGACCGGCGACGAGTACGTCCCGACCGGGATGCAGGCGCAACTGTGGGGCGATATGTTCCTGGCGTCGAAGATCCGCGCCACGATCCCGGCTATCCCCATGCCAAGCGACCCGTTCGACATCCCGCTGGGCTGGGGGACGGTGACGTGGCGCAAGGGGACGCAAAACACGGCCACGACCGTGAGCGACCCCGCGACGGCCAAGAGCACGCTGACCTCGACCGAGCAGGTTGCCGAGGTCAACTGGGCCTACGACTTCGACGAGGACGCGGTTATCGCCGTGCTGCCAACCCTGCGTTCCGAGTTGACCCGCGACGGCGCGGAGCAGATGGATAAGTTTATCCTCAACGCCGACTCGACCGACGCCTCGACCGGCAACATCAACCTGGACGACGCCAATCCGCCCGACGACTCGTACTATCTATCCAATGGGCAGGACGGGCTGCGCCATCTCTACATCGTGGACAACACGGGGCAGTCGGCTGACATCAGCACGACCCTGACCGACGCACTCATGCGCGCGGGCATCGGGCGGCTGGGCAAGTATGCCGCCGACGTGGACCGGCTGGTGATGGTCACGGACGCCGAGACGTACGTGAACGGCCTGCTGGCGCTCACCAACGTCGTGACGATGGACAAGTTTGGCCCGAAGGCGACGGTGCTGACCGGGCAACTCGCCAATTACAGCGGTATCGCGATCGTCGTCTCGGGCGCGATGGCCGAGGCGGAGGACGACGGCAAGCTCTCGACTACCGCGGCCTCGAACGACGAGGGCCAGATCGCGTTCTTCCACCGCGACATGTGGAGGGTAGGGTTCCGGCGCGACCTGCTGATCGAGATTGACCGCAACATCCAGAAGCGCCAGTTTGTCATGGTCGTGTCGTTCCGCCTCGCCATGGCGGCGCGCGGGACGCGCTCCAGCGCGATCCACACGAGTGGCATTCACGGCATCGTCCGCGCGTGACATTCATCTACTGTTTGGCTGAACCACATAGCGGAGTGATCCGCTATGTGGGGAAGGCCAATAATCCTGCTGAGAGACTTCGGCACCACCTGAAAGACAGGATGGCTTGTCACCGCACAGATTGGCTTGCGAAACTGAAGCACGATGGTCTTCATCCTGTAGTTGTGCCGCTGGAAGAATGCTCGGAAAAAGTCTGGCAGGAGCGTGAGCGTCACTGGATTGCTTTCCTACGTGAGCAGGGAGCCGATCTTGTGAATGATACCGATGGCGGAGAAGGTGGTGCAATGGGGCCAGAAGCAAGAGCAAAGACTGCACAAGCCAATAAGGGAAATATTTACTCGTTGGGCAGGAAACATTCTCCAGAGACAATTGAGAAACTTCGAGAGTCTCATAAGGGCAAGTCCATGCTTCCACAGACGCGAGCGGCAATCGCAAAGGCAAACATCGGGTCTAAGCGTAGCCCGGAAGCACGCGCTCGAATGCGTGCGGCGAAATATGGGATGACTGTAACCTTAGAAACGCGTCAGAAAATCAGAAATACTCTTAAAGACAAGCCCTGGTCAGAAGCCAGGCGTGAAGCACAAAAAAGAAAGGCAGGATAATAACGTGGGACAGTTATTTGATGCGGCGCACGGCCCGGTGGTTCCCATCGGCCCGTTCTTCGTCGCCAACCTCGATTCGGCGCTGACCAACACCGATCTGGCGGTCGGGCAGGCGGGCAACACGCTCTCCCCCGGAATGCCGAGCGCGGGCACGATCGTCGGCGTGAGCATCGTCGGCAATGCTGCGATCACGGCGGGCACGGTGATCGCCAGCGCACACAGTGCCGGGACGGAAGTCGTTAACGGCCCGACTGCCACAATCGACTCGGTGACGAACACGCTTGAATCGTCCGGCCTGTCGGCCAGCGTGCGCACGCACACTTTCGCCAAAGGCGCGCGCCTGGGTGTGAGCGTCACGACCACGACCTCGCTGGCGGCCACGACCATCGAGTTTACCGCGACGCTGTGGGTGCGCTTCGACCAGCACGGGCTGGCGGGCGCGTAGCACACAACACTCAACCGCCGGGGCGTCGGGCCGTCTCCCTATCCGGCTTCCCGCTCCGGCGGTATCAGATAGGGAAAATAAAATGAACACCAATCACAAACTTGATCCGCAGCGTGCGCCTGGACGCCTGCCAGACCATGACGAGCCGCAGGGTTGGGGCCGGGTCTTTGTGGCACGGCGCTATGAGCCTATGTGTTCATCGCGCAGCGCTGAATCTTTTGTGGGCCTATGTGAGTTCGGCCTGCGCACCGGTGATCGCCGCGATTATGAGTATGGCAAGGCCATGCACAAGTCGGCCAATGCGCTGACGCGCAAGTTCTTGGAGTCCAATTGTGATTCGATCTGCTTCGTGGATTCGGATGCGCTCTTCGGGACGGATGCGCTCGAAGAGCTACGCACCGACCCGGAAGGCTGGGACTTCGACGTACTGCAGGCCTTCACGGTCAAGCGCGGCTGGCCGCCTGAGCCGATGTTCCTGACCCTGCAGCCCGACCAGCCGCAGAGCGACGAGCGGCTGAGGGGCCTGCATCTGGTCACAAACCTGCCGCTAGACTCGGATCACATCTATCCGGTGGATGCGGTCTCGCTTCACTTCACGCTCGTCCGGCGCGCGGTCTTCGAGAAGCTCCTGAAACCGGAAGGCGCACGCTATACCTATTGGTTCGAATACAAAGAGGACAACGGCGAGGACATCACGTTCTCGGCGAACGCGCGCAGCGTCGGTGCGCACCTGGGCATGACCACGCGGCTCAAGATCGGACACGACTCGATGATCCCGACCGGTAGGGACACAATGGTTGATTTCTATGATCGCCAATTCGCCATCGCCGCCGGTGAGCCGCCCTCGTCGCTCGACCGCTTCCGACCCTACTTCGAGGCGCAGCACAAGCTGGCGGAGCTGGTGGCAGAGTTCACGGGCGAGGACGCGGAACTGGTCTATCAGAAATCCTGCACCGGCGTGCTGCCCGTCGCGGACAAGTGGAAGGTGGACGCGCCGCAGACGCCCGACGAGGTACGCGCCTTCTATGGCTCGACCCCGCAATACCTTTACGATCTGGTCAAATGGAATTCAACGCCGACCTATCAGCGGCTATTGAACTATCTGGCGCACGTCTCTGGCGCGCGGGTGTTGGAGTTCGGCGGCGGCATCGGCACGCTGGCCGAATACCTGGCCGTGCGCGGCAACGCGGTGGACTACTATGACGTGCCGGGTGTGCTGTTGGATTTCGCCGCCTGGCGCTTTGCGCGCCTACCAGGCAACGCGCCGCGTATTGTAGCGCGATGGGAGATCGGCAAGTACGACTGGGTGACGGCCATTGACGTTCTGGAGCACCTGCACCCGGACGAGTTTGAGCAGACCTGTAATGGCCTGGCCTGGGCGCTGAAACCGGGCGGGCGACTTTTCGCGCACAACAATTGGTCGCAAGAAAACGGGATGTTTCCATTCCACTTCGACCACGCGGCGGCCTGGGCGGAATTCCTCGAGCGGCACAAGTTCGAGCAGCTCGATGACCTGACCTGGCAGAAGCCGGATGACATGGCGGCGCTGCACGTGTTCCCGCGCGTAGTTAGCACGGATTACGAACACGACGACATGGCGAACGTGCCTATCGTCGAGTTCTAGAAGTTGGAGAAGAAATGAAACTATATGTGAAGGCTGAATATCATTGTTCACCCATGGGCCTGCACTTCGCCGCGCCGGGCGTTGTAGAAGTGGACGACTGGAAGGCAGAATTCCTGCTGCGCGACGCGCCGGAGAACTTCTCGCGCGAGCTGCCGGCGGAAGAATCGAAGGCGCTGGATGAGCCGCCACAGGACAAGGCGGTCAAAGCGCCATTGAGGAAGAAATAAATGGCGTTGACGAATATGCAACGCTTGAGCCTTATTACAGCAGCCATAGCCGAGGATATTCGTTCGGAACCCGTGCGCCAAGCCGCCTACATCGGCCCCGACGTCGAAGACCTGCCGCTCAGCGAGGACGAGCGCGCAAGGCTGATCGCCGCACTCTGAGTCCCGCGCAGGCAATAAGCGATAGGCGATAAGCGATAGGCGACTGATGAAAAGGAAAACCGCTATGGCTGTCTTACCCGACCCCGACCGAACCCGCATCCTGCGCGGCCTGTCCCGCTGGTGGAGC